TTTACAGAAACGGATATTAGAGAGCGCACGTCAAGAATGCTTGATAAGTTTATCGTTTATCTCAAATCTAACTCTCTGATTTCCAACAGACAGAACTTGTAATTCAAACCTGGGATTTAATCTTAGTCTTCGAGACTTACAAGGTATCAAATAAACCAGCGAGGGCTTGAATCAATTAAATTTCGAAAAAGATTTGGATTTTCCAAAATAAAATATTACCTTTGCAGCGGTAAAGGAGAAAGATAAATAGGGATTGGATAGACCTCTCACACGTCGGTCTTCGGATGCAGACTTCGGGAGGGTTTCCAATCCCTTGTTTTTAGTTTAGTAATCTCATAGTATAAAGGATATTTTCACTTGTAAGTTTAGCCTTACATTCTATTCGTTTTCCTTGATAAGTAGCATGGAATACTTTGAACTGAAAATCATGATGGTTACCTTCCTCAATCCTGTCAAATGTTGCTGTAGGAAACCATTCGTTTACATCGGCTGCAATTTGTATTGTTTCGCTAAGTCTTCTATTTCTAATATTCTTTGCCATCGTTTCAGAAAAGAAATTTCGTCCTACCACAAATTCCTCATTATTATTATTGAGATAAAGTCTTCTAGCCGTTTGACCGTCTGGTAGCTCTACCTCTCTAAATTTTGTTTGCATTGTCTCATTAATGAATTCTCGAAGTCTTGCCCTTACCTCTGGTGAGTTCTGTGCAGCTATTCGAACTTGCCTTTGTGACCTTTCAGAGCGAGCGTATTGGGTGATATAGGATGATTGCTTCACCTTATCTTTATTATCATTTACCCAATTTGTGAAGTTCTTAGGCATAGCATTTCTTGGTTGTTTACCGCTCCAATACTCCTTTTCACTCATTATTACCGGGATGGCATAGCACATACAATTCACGTGCCAACCAACCCAAGGAAAATAACTCGGATAGACACCTGCAAGCAAATCACACATATCGTGCTTATGACTTGGGTTGTTGGTTGTCTTTATCTCCTTGCCTTTAATGTAGTCCATCCTAGCCCATCTTTCCTGCTCGGCAGAACGGTAGGCCATGTTTATCTCGTTACGTGCCAGACGCACGCTTCTGTACTCGCAGTTCTGAATGGTTATGGCTTTGCCGTATTTCTTCTTATAGGCTTTGGCAAGTGACGGATAATCATTAAGGTACTTGCTGACCTTCTTGCTGAGTTTAACAGCACTCATACCCTTCTCTATGCCGACAGACAGAGATTTCTCCAGAGCCTCCTTTACATCAGCTCTCTGGTTCCATATTCTTTCTGAAAGACCTAGACCTTTAATCTTTCTCTCCATGAAAGCCTTCTTTGCCGCGTTGTTGTGCTCAAAGTAAGCTTTCTGCTTTGCGTCCGCTATCTTCCTAGTAAAGGTGCCGATTACCCTTTTGGCAAGTAGGTCCTGCAGGGTGTTACTATTCTTCCATTCGTCCGATATGCCATTATAGACCAAGGCCTGCATATTGTTTGAATAGTAATCCAACAAGGCGTTCACCTTCTTTTCTGTTCTAGGGTAATCATCAAAAGAGAACTCGCCATCCCCATCGAAGTCGGTGGAGGTGGCGATTTTAGCGGACTCCTTGGCAAGAGTCTCATAGATGGAAATGATTTTCCTGGTATAAGCGTTCAGTCTCTTGCCAAGGTCTTTATATGCCTTTTTCTGATTAGGCAGTTTTGGCTTTTTCATACAATTTCATTTTAAAGTGTTTGCAGCAATCCCAGTTGAGAAGAACGCTCCATTCTTGATATGGGCATTTGGCTAGGATAGGCTGACCTTTAAGGCTCATACTATGGAAGTCAGTAGCATGAGCACATTCACGGCAAAAGTGAAGCTTCTCTTCTTCCTTCTTCTTTCTCATGGCTATTCCTCCGAGAATAAGTTAGGCATAGAAGCTGCTGTTCTTGTGGCCTCTACTTCCTCTTCTCCTTGAATTTCGTTGAAAGTCTTGTCAGGATCATCGGAAAGACCGGCACGCTGGATAGATTCCTTCTGGCTGACGAGAGGCTTATTGCCGTTAGCCTTAAGCCATTTGTCAATCTGGGTATTCTCATCCTCCTGGATGAATGGAGTGATGATGTGCTCTACAGTAATCTCATCCATTCTAGCTGCCCACTTCGTGTTCATCTTGGAAAGGAACGCCTTTATGACGTTAGCCTCTCTCTCGAAGCCTTCAATCCAGGCACCAGTCTCCTCTCCTATCTTAAGATGGGCATCCATGAGGAGTGTCTTTCTCGAATCGTAGCCAATATTGCCAAGGCTCTTCATGTTCTCGAAACTGATGTCCGGCATCTGAGACTGCATGAAGAAAAGCTTGACGAGAGTGTCAACGTGATACTTAAGAGCCTCGATAGCCTGCTGCCAAGACACGTAGCTAACATCGCCGTCTTCGCTGACTCTATACACCCTCTTGCTCTCTCCCTTTCGCTCCATTCCAACGATGGCACCGGCAATCTTCAAGACAGGAGCGGAATTGTATGCCACAACATCGCTGTTTCGGGAAATGGTGTACTCGATATTCTCACGGATAGGTTTCAATCCTTCCCAGCATGGCTTGTGCCGGTACCAGAACACGGCTGGAATCTTGTCGATAGAAATCTCATTATCATCAACCAAATTCCATCCGGACTCTTCGTCGTCTGAAGACAGGTCCCACTTGTAATGATGGTCTGCGGTATAGGTCTCGAAGAAGGTGTGCTCTGTGTCAGTAACCTTACGCTTATACTCGAATGACAGAGCAAGCAAGTCGTCATACTCATCAAAGTAAGGATAGATGTCAACTCCGTCCATTGGAGAGAATGTCTTACATTTCAGTTTGTACTGACTGTCGAAGCCGTAGAGCTTGTTAGTCTTCTTCTGCGTGTACCAAAGCGTGAACATCTGACAAGAGGCGTAATAGCACTTTGCTCTGTGCATGTTCACGGCATCAATGTGTGCACAGGTGTAGATTTTCTCGATGGCACGAACAATCGTCTTCAGTTCCTCGTCAGACTGATCATACGTATATACACGCTTGACCGGTATAGCCATTGTGAACTCAGAGATTCTTCGTGTAAGAAGCTTCTCCAATCCGATAGGCAATCTAGCTGCCTTTTCTACAATTCCGTCATCAAGCGTTCTGTCCTGTCTGCCTACGTGGTCGTTTACGATTTCATGGAGCATAGGCTCATACTCAGATAACAGGGTACTCCAAAGTGGAATATCCAACACGCGTTGTTTCAGCTCTCCTATGATGCTGCCAACGTCATTTCTTTTAAAAAGTTCATTAAAATCTATCATAATCTTCGAAGTTTTGATTTGGCAAAATTACGGATATATTCGCATATATTTAATGGTTTTAGTATTTTTAACTAAAATAATCATTAGTATATTTGCATATATCAGAAAATTTTCGTACCTTTGCATATAGATAAAGGTAGTAGTTTTGACTATTCAGAGCCTACCTTACAAGTTGAACCAATTAAAAATATAAAGATTATGAACAATTCAGTTGAAACAAAGAAGGAAGAGGTTAGAAAGAACATCAAGAATACACTTGAGTCAGCCAAGATTAAGATTATTAATGTAATTTCAGTTTGTCCTGATTGGGAGGTAGAATATATCGATTTTGGTTTTAAGTCACTTAACGTTTGTTTGAATTTAAAAGGAGTCGAAAGAAACAGAAGCCTGGTAATTCGTTACCAGAAAAAAAATGGCTTCTTCCAGGAAGAGTCTTTCAACACCAATGTGGCAAGCTGTGGAGAATTTGACCTTATTGAGGCGAACGATAATCTTAAGTACTACACAGCGGTTGGCGACATACTCAATCACAAAGACATGGTTTCACTTTTGAAAGAAACTATGGTTTATTTCACAAACAAACTTATTAAGTTGCGTGAAGAATTTGATAAATAAAGAAAGGAGGATTAGTTATGACAAAGCAAGAAGAAATCGATATTCTACAGTCCTTGAAGGGTGATACCTATTTCTCTCAGTTCTTCGGAAGCAAGGATATTGACCAGATGTGTCAGAACATCAATAACGACTTTGCCATTGAGGGCGGATGCGGATTTAGTCAGAAAGCAGAAGCTTTAGAGCGAATTAACGCAGACCTCAAAAAGGAGTTTCAGCAGAAAATCCATGATTTGGGAATGGAGCTTATCAAGATTCTAGACAAGGGATTTGATGAGGATGCCATCTACCAGTTGGTTGAAGGCGAGGTCGGAATTGATGCTATCATCAAGTTCAAGCGTAAGAACAATCTGGACATTACAGATAAGGAGTTAGATTATATGATATCAAAACTTCCATGATTATGAAGCATATATGTAGTAATTGTATAGCTTCCGAGATATGCTATAGTGAAGGCAAGAAGCCTAATGACACTTGCCTTCATTGGGAATGGAGATATGCAGGTTTATGGTTTGACAATTAAAAGTAAGACAATGGGAAAAGAGAAAGTTACAGTAAACGATTTGAAGGTTACACTCTCAGAGATTGGTGTAACATCAGGCTTGAAGCAGGAAAAGATTATCCAACGCCTGCAGGTCAATGGCTGCTTGATTGCAATGGTAACAGATGTATTGGATCAGCTTATCAAGGATGAACAGGGTATGTTTAGGCTGTTAAGTGTTCAGTACAAGCAAGAGCAGAAGATGCACTACACTCAGATGCAGGATGCAGCCAAAAAGTACTACTTCCACTTGAAACCCTTTAATAAGAGTTTCTTCGGTGACGAGAACATTTGCGCCAACCTGGAGGATAACGCAAATGACATCTATGAAATCATCAAGCTTCTTGCGGACCATACTAACGACCACAAGGATATGGAAGTGATTAAGAGAAACCTCAGAAAGAGAAAGTTGAACCATCATATTTTCGATTAAGATTATGGCAGATTATAAAGTTGAAGTAGATTTATCGGATTTATTCGATGATATGACCATCAGTGAACAGAAGAGCTTTTTAGTAGAAAAGTTCTGCTCATTACCAATAGGCTCGATGGAAGAAGTGGTTGGCGAAATGCTGGATAACCTTAATGGCTATCAGACAGCTAAAGTTATTGAAGACGCTTTTGATAACTTGCATGAGCAAGCTCAAGAGCATGTAATCAACTATGTGAACGAATAAGGCTATGATGTCCGATAAACAATATAGAGTTGCTCGCAAGGGTGTTGTTGAGCAACTTAAATTAGCTCAGAGACTTCATTGCAAGCACATGGAGCAGAAGTATAAAGAGGCTTTGGAGAAGTTACAGAAACGCTTCTTAAAGCCGGATGCCGTGGGCTGCTTCGATTTGGGCGCAAGGGTATCAAATAGTTATTATCATCTTTAAATGGTTAAGGTTATGGCTACAGTAAATTTTGAAATTGGAAATAAAGAGTTTGAGGTACGTTTCATACGAGAATCAGGTTATCCTCCAACAAAGAATGAACGTGGTTCTTCATTGGTTGAGTATGATGTAACGACATACAAAGATAATCAGCCAGTGATAAAGAAATTCAATCAAAAGCAACGAGTTTATTTCGACCTTGAAGGTAATGTTTATAAGGATAAGCAGAGCAACAAGGTGTGGTTCAATTTTTATAAAGCAAGTTGATAGATTATGAAAACAGCAAGACATATTGTAATAGACATAGAAACATTAGGTAGAAGAAATGATGCTGCTATTACTCAAATCGGCATAGTACCAGCAGATGAAAATTTCGATGTATTAGATCATTATCTGATACAAACAGAACCTAAAACTTGGAACACTTGTGAAAGAACATTCACTGGAGAAACTTTACTCTGGTGGATTCAGCAAAAGAACAGTCCAGAAAGTAATAAGCCTACTCATATTGTCCATAGCTACAAATTTTTAGTAGATAAGCTATATCAAATCTTTAATAGATACAATACAGAAGAAACTATAGTGTGGACTAAAGGGCAATGGATCTGTTTTGCATTAAAGACATATGCGAGTATCTTAATATGGAAGCTCCCTGGAAGTTTTGGCAACCTAGAGACATCAGAACCGCAAAGGAGTTCATTAAAGAGTGGAAGACCTTTGAGAATAATAATCATAACGCTCTCGATGATGCTTTGAATCAGTTGAGAGAGTTGAAAGTTAACTTAATTGAAAGATAGATATGGGTACAAAAGTAGAAGTAAAGACAATCCCTTTGCATGGATTGTTCATCCATCGCAAGCAGGTTTGGCGTTCACTCGGTAAGCTGAGAGCTGAAAGCCATTCTACGACAGCGCAAAAGGTGTTTATGAATGAGCATAATACCGAGGTATCAACTGAGAATGCTGATTTCATTGATGGATTGAAAGTCACTCCTTATGATGGTGAGCTGCCAAGAATATCAAAATATGTTGGCAGTATAAGTTACTACCAGTATTGTTTAACACAAAAATTGGTTTAGTTATGGAAGATTTACCTATTGGCTCAGAAATCACCTTAAAGGTGGTTGAAAGCGAGGAAGCCGATTGTAGTGGTTGTTTCTTTGATGAAATTGCAAACTGTATCAATATAGACATGTGTAATCGAATCAAGTGCGCATCAAATGAGCGAAAAGACGGAAAGAATGTTCAATTCATAAGAATAAAATAATATGGAAACAAAAATAAACATAGCGAAAATATTAAAGAATAAGCCAGAAGGTACGAAACTCTGGACTGATATGTTTGGAAGTGTTACGTTATATGTCGTTACTGATGCATGTGATGCTTTTCAAGTTAAGCATCATAATAAAGAGCCATGGTTCGATGAAGACGGTAAATTGTACAAGGAAGGAGTTTTGTGCATCTACCCTAGCAAATCAATGCGTGATTGGGAAAAATTCTCTTGGAAGAAGGGCGATGTGCTGGTTAGCAATGATGGCAAAGAAAGAGTAATCTTTGTTAAATTTCAAGACAATAGATATATGCGTTTCTTTGGTAAGTTCTTTTCACAGAGAAAAGAGGACGGTGATATAGATTATAAATCCAATCTTGATGCGTCAGTAAACGATTATACCCTTGAAAATATGGATGCTGCTCAGACCTACATCAAAGCTGTCGAGGAAAGATGTGGCGGAAAGCTCAATAAAGAGACACTTGAAGTTGAGAAGTCTGAGTTCAAGGATTGGGATTTTATTACCATTAAACTTCATAGAGGACGTTCACTTATTTGTGTTTTCAAAGCAGAAAATGATGAAAACTATTATTTACATGCTAGTCTTGATAGTAGAGGCATGATTACTATTAATGAAGATAGTTATTGCTCCAAAATCGGCTGTATAGTTCGTTTATCTACAGAAGAAGAAAAAACTGCATTTTTTGACGCTTTAGCAAAGAGGGGCAAGATTTGGGATGTAGAGAAGAAAAAGATTATTGCTTTAAAGAAAAAGTGGACTCCAAAGCCATTCGACAGAGTGATAACAAGAAATGCTGACGATGATATATGGACAGCAAATATTTTCAGTCACATGGATTCACATGGAGAATATGTCACTATTGGTTGTGTAGGTGGTTATACTTATTGTATTCCTTATAATGAGGAGACAGCAAAGTTGATTGGTACAACAAATAACGTGGAGGGCTAGGTATGATTAGAGACGATGTAAAGATAATTGTAACACCAACTGGTGTATCACTTAAAGAAGTCTTGACTAAAGAAGTAGTTAAGGCGCTCAATGAAGAAGCTTCCATCTATATGAATTATGAAATCCCAGAAGTAAAGCTTGGTGGTAATCCTCCTAGTGGCAAGGAAAGCCGTAGAACTAGGAGAATGTTAGAACTTAGAAAAAGAAAGGGTAGATTATGAATGGATTAATGTCAATGATTGGTATGCAAACTGAATTGGAATACCAAATGGGTGATGATTTTCCTTTTGGTAGTCCACGTATTAGATTCAATGTTCCGAAAGGCAACATTCCTTCCGACAATCAGAAGTGTCAGCCAAAGGCGCAACATGAGTTCACCATTAAGGGTGTTAAGATTATGGCAGCTTCAAAGAAAGATGCCATCAAAAAGTTTAATCATCGTAAAAAGTAAAGTGTATGTGTCCACATAGTACATGTATTCATAAAATACCAGGAAAAGGAGAAGTGCATAGTCATTGTGATATTGGTAGAAATCCAAATGAGTGCCCTATCTGTATAAAATGGAAAAAGAAAGTTAGTAAGAATTCCAAGAGATACGGAAAAGGTTTCTTTAAACGATATTGATTAACTCCTTAGTTCATAAATAGATAATAATATGAAAGCAAAAGAATTAGCAGAAATATTGCTAACAAAGCCAGAAAGCGATGTTTGTATAAAAAGAGAATATGTTATTAACCCTCACGGAGATACTGGTTATTGTACGAAAGGTATTAAATCAATCGGTATTGAAAATGGGAAATTCGTGTTATTTGAAAAGTAAAGCGTATGGATAATAAATTAGAATATATACCAGGTGATTTGGTGATGGTAAAGGAGTCAGCACTTCAATTTGCTAAAGATAAAATATTCAAAGTAATATCTTCATTGAGTGGTGGCTTTCTTAAGGTAGTCATGTTAAACGATAGTAGTACAACATACTCTATTAGTAATAATGCTATTCGTCCGATTCCTCTCACTCCTGAGATTTTAAAGAAGAATGGATGGGAGAAATTATATGAGAAATTCTTTGAGAAAAACGTTAACAATATTCGCTTAACAATAGAGCTTAGCGAAAATATATACGTTGCTATTAACAGAATCTTTATAATGGAGATACATTATATCCACGAACTCCAGCACCTTCTCTTCGGTCTTGGTATTAATCACGAAATGGAGGTGTAGGTATGGAAGTAATAATTAAGAAAGTCTACAAAGCTGTAGGGTGTGAAAAAGGACACTACTTTGGGACGTTTGCACATTTTAAAGAGTTGCGTGAGAGTTCTAATTTGTCAGTACAAAAGACTTGCTTTTGCTGTGGGCACAAATTCCAACCAGAAGATTTTATTTCTTTAGCGTGTTTTGACAAAGGCATGGGAAACAAATTTCTTTGCCAAAAGTGTAAGGATATAGCATTAAAAGATTTAGGTGATAAAAATATTTATTTACATTAGTGTTTAACGTCTTCAGACATAATTTTAAAAGATATGACAAAAGAAGAATTAAAAGTAAAGGTTGACAAACAACTAAGCATTATCAATGATGCTAACGATGAGATTTGTTCTTACGTAAATGATTACATCGAAAGTCTTCCATACAAGGTTGGCGACAAAGTTAGCTGTTCCAGATGCGATGTTTGTTGGATTAAAAGTATTGTTCCGGAAACAAGTTGTAGTGGCTATACTGGCAAGATTGAGGTAAGAATCAACCCTGCTAAGAAAGATGGCACTCGCTCCAATAGAGAGTTTGTACTATGGAGTATGGAAATTGATTGTATCAAAAAGATTAGTTAACCATCCTGCAAAGGATATAAAATAGATAGTAAGATGAAAAAGTACATTGGAACAAAAGTTGTGAATGCCACCCCAGCGTGGCGAGTTGATGGCAAAGTGTATCTCAAAGATGATGCTGTGCCAAAATCCATGAATCGTGAAGACGGTTACAAGGTAGTCTATGAGGGCGGCTATGAAAGCTGGTCTCCTAAGGACGTGTTTGAGAAAGCCTATCGTGAAGTAGGCTCTGTTAACTTCGGTGGTGCTATTGACTTATTGAAGGCAGGTCTTGCTGTAAGACGCAAGGGATGGAATGGCAAGGGATTGTTTATCGTTAAGCAGGTTCCTTCTCATATCACAGGTGACATCATTCCTAATATGCAGTCACTCCATCAGTCTGCCAAGATCATCTTGATGAACCGTGAGAATCCTCATATTGACTATACTAATCAGATGCTTATCATCAATCCAGATGGAAGAGCAGATTCTTGGGTTCCTTCCGTATCTGATGTATTTGCGGAAGATTGGGAAGTTGTTACTGAGTAACTAACCACCCTCTCCTTGGTGAAATTAAGATAATAACGAAAAAGCCGTGCTCGAATTAGATTGGTTGGCATTAGGTGTAGCCGTAAAATATCAATTACCGCTTGACAATTCACCGCAGAGCACTCTTATGTGGAAAAGGCATCAAGCATTTAGTACACATCGAAGAACGTTAATGAGTGAAAGGCTCATAAAGACTCCAATCCGTTATTATTTTGATAACATCATGGAGAGGGTAAAAAGAAGAGAATATGGCAGAGATTATTTATTTTGGAACAAATGGGTGTTCCGGTCATTATCCTATCGGCATCGACAAAGTGCTGACCTCGGCAGAATATGGAATGTGGCGCGAATGCGATAATGAAACTTGGATAGATAATATCCGAAAGAATCCTGGTCGCCATCTCATCAAGCATCACGGAGAGATTTATACTAATTATGGTGTTCCGTTCTCTGTAGATGACGACAGAGGTGGTAGTCATACCGAACTATTTTGGAAAGGCATTCATACAGAAGAAGAAATCGTCAACTTGATAAAGAATGATTCATTCTTATCAAAGCAGTTTAATCTAAAATAATATAGTTATGGCAAAAATGAATGTAACAGAAAAGGACTTTGAAGCTTTCTTTCAAGCAACAGAATCCCTTATGGCTATGTCTGGTACTTTAGATGAAGGCTTTGATGAAGAGGCTTATGCTATAAACAGACAGTTCAAAAGTTTCAAGCGAAGATACTTAAAGGCAAAGGAGGATAAGAAATGAACAAAGAAAAAGCTATCAAATATATTAAAGCAGCCCAAACCGCTATTGATGAAGCGCCATATCCATGTACGACAAAGGCTAAATTATTGTTAGTGGAGGCACTTAAAGAGTTGGAGGGTGATATGACAAAATTTAATGTAGTTAGATATTGGGATACATATCCCGATGGAACTGTTGCAACTTGCGATACAGAAGAAGAGGCAGAAAAGATATGTAATGAATATCGTAGAAACTGCAAACCTATGTACGACTATTTAGTCAGAAAGGAGGGTGAATAATGACTAGAGAAGAGTTAAGAAATAATTACGAAAAAGAAATCTGTGAGTTATGCTGCCGAGAGTATTATACTAGCAGAGCACTCCCAGAATCACTTTGCGAAGGTCAGTTTTGCGAAGAGGCAGAAGATAGTTTCGCAGAAGAACACAATATAGAGTTGGAGGATTGATTATGATACAAAAACAGACATGGAAGGATGAAATCAGAATTTTAATAACTGATGAAGAAAATCATGGCTCTGTTCAAATATCTATTCCATTATATGTTAGCGATATTTTCGGCAAGGCTGATGCTCTAATATACGCTCTTTGGGTTGATGTTGTTTATAGAAGAAATGGTGTTGCACAACGCCTGTTACAACTCGCAGAACAACAGGCTAAGTTAAATGGAGTGAAGACAATCGGATTGGAATTTGTTAAAGATGAATCTGATAGATTTGTTCTAGATTGGTATCTCAGTAGTGGTTATAAACCATTTGATAAGAAAAGTAATTTATTAATTAAAAAAATATAGTATTAGTTATGTCATGGTTAGCAGTAGATAAAGGTGGCTGTGAACATATTTTTGCAGAAAAACCTTGCAGAAATGAAAGTAATACATTATGGATTTGCTCTGTCGTATATTTATATGGGCCGAGGTACGCAAATACCGGTTGCTGTTACCTTCCTAAAGGTAGTATTGAAATGCTCATCGGAAGAGAATTGTCTTGGAGTGATGATCCTGTAGAACTTAAATAAGAATAGCTTATGTATAGACCGATTACAATGTATCAGATTGTTTGCGATAGATGCGGAGGAGTATTTGGCGGTACAGATACTTGCTCTGCACTATTCAGTAACAAAGAAGTTGATATTGGTGACTACTCTGATTGGGAAATGATAGATGGTAAGCATTATTGTCCCGATTGCTACGAGGTGGAGGTCATTGATGGAGTGTATAATGTTAAAGCAAAATAGATATGAAGATAGAAAGCATCAAATTCAAGGCTAAACGTCTTGACGGAAAAGGATGGGGTTGCGGATATTTCTACGAAGAGAATGGTAATACATACATCATTGAGAATCGTCAGAAAGAAAGCAAGTTAAACAGAAATCTCACTTATCAGGTAGACCCTTCTACAGTCTGTATGTTTACAGGACTGAGAGATAGGGATGGCAAAGAAATTTGGGAAGGTGATATAGTGCGTGATAATTATGACCTTTTGTGTATAGACAATCTCTATGAGGTAGTTTATATTGAAGAAGAAGGAACGTTTGCCTTCAAGAGTTTAGATAAAGTTGACAATTACGAGCCGTTTGTTAATTTATTTGAAGTTTATGTTGTCGGCAATAAATTCGATAAGGAGAAGTAGTATGGAGAAACGAATAATTTTAGACGAACAAGATATTAACGAATTTCACGAGGATGCAGCGATTCTACGCTGGATATACGACTTGATGACGAAAGAGTATCTTATAAGTGAGCATTCCAAAAACATGCCCCGCTTCTTTAGAATAATTAATAAATTAAAGCAATTATAGCGTATGAAAAGTATATTCTCTATGTTTGCTTATTGGGATAGAGTACATCAATTCCCAGACGGGCATATTAAAGTAGAAAATAATTTAGCTTGGAGAAGAAAACATATGCATGTTCGCAGTAGTAATAAACAAATACCTTTTTAGCGTATGAAAAAAGAAACAAGAAATGTAGTAGTTCTCGATTGGGAGGATAAAATTAAGCTACAACAATTTATCAAGGATTTGGAACAAATCTATGAGACTTATAAAAGTCCTTGCAAGGAACTTACATGTATCGGTAATACACTTTACTATCTCAAAACGATTGAGGAAGGAATTAATTAGCGTATGAAGAATAAGATATTAGATTTAATCAAATCAGCCGTTTGGTTAGTCTTGTGTTTGCTTGTAGGTGCATTGATTTGTGAAGGTGTTTGCTTATTGATTAATAGAAAAGAACCTGCAAAGGAATTTAGTACAACAGTATTTACTAAGAATGGGCATGACTATCTGCTTGTGGACACGAAACACGGAGTTTGTGTTATTCACGCAGAGAGCTGCCCTTGTAATAAGGAGAAGTAGCATATGAATAACAATTTAAACATATAAGAACTATGAGTTGGAAAGAAATGATTCAAGTGGAACGTGGAGCCGATATTACGGAAATGGAAGCTCCTATTCCTAGCACGATTGGAGAAGGCTTCACCTTCTGCCTTAATGGTAAGCAATATACCACAATAGGTGATTATACGAAAGGAAAGCGTAATGTGGAGTTTTGCATAACTTCTTATATCGGTTATTGTGGTGGAGCAGAGCATTACTATTGCTCTATTAGTATTTCCGTTGAAAACAGAAACGGAAACACAACTATAGGAGGATACCATGGTGGTATAGAAATTCCTAACGAGTACCAAAGTTTCAAAGCGAGTATAGTCAGACCTCTTTCTAAAGAGGAAGCGGCAGACACTGAAAGATGGGAATGGTACAAAGAAGGTGACATGGTAGAAGCATTTTGCTCACTCAAAGAACTTAATAAATGTATCGAAACGATCCGTAAGATTTTCTCGGAAGATAAATGGAATGTCGTTGTTAAAAGAAATATCTAGCAATATGAAGGTAAGATTAGCCAAGAAGATAATGAAGCGTTGCTACGGAAGTCCTCACTATTTAAGGATGGTATTGGATGGATTGGACGTAGTGAAAAAGCTTCCAAAGATAAAGCAATACTGGGAGCCTAGATTGGCTTTATATTATGCCACTAAAGGTGGTTGTTATGGCAGAGTTGATCATCGTATAGTAAAGGCAGAAAAGATTACTGCAAGATATTCTCGTAAGCTTATGAATTGCCTTAATGGCTGGCTGGTAAAAATCCTTTCGAGATTAGAGATATATTAGGTAGTTCAAATAAACTAAAAAAATATGATTATGAAACAAGAAATGCAAAAATCAATCTCCAAGATTCAAACAGCAGTTGAAACTCTGACAAGGCAGAAAGTTATCGACAAAAATGTGTATGACTTTATCCATGGAGAAATCAAATCTCTTTCGGAAAGTGTGGAGAATATAGTGGAAGTAAATAACCCCGATGAAACTCTTCTTACCTTCACAGATAAGGAGAAGTATGTAAATCAGCATATAAATCTTGCTGATACATCTGTACTTTGCAAAGAGTTGAATAGAAGAAAAGAAATTGGTAACGATTTCTTAGTAGTAGCAACAGAGGGAAAACAAGTTAGCTTATGGAAAGATTAACTAAAGTAATGGATAAGTATTTATCAGAAGCAAAGAAGAAGGTTCTTACCCTCGCAGTCAGCAAGGAATGGTTCGATATGATAGTGTCGGGCGAAAAGAATGAAGAGTATCGGGTAATTAAAGATTTTTGGATGAGTCGCCTTCTCCTTATCAAGGATGAGAAATTCAAAGATTTCGATAAGTATGATAAGCTTCATATCGGTAAGACATTTGAAATGCTTATAGACATCAATACTATCAAGGAGAAACTGAATAATGGTACAATGAAGTTCGTACCATTCACTCACGTTCTCTTCAAGAACGGCTACTATGACGATAGCCCAAAGGTAGAAAAGGAGATTGAGTGTATCACAATCGGTAAGCCTAAGAAGGGAATGTGCCCAGGCAAATGGTTGGATCATGAATTTTTCATCATCAAATTCAAGTGATATGGCAAAGAAGAAGATTAAAAGTTGCGCTTTTTGCAAGAATTTTACATGTTGCAGTCCATATGGGTATGGACTATGCTTGCATTTTGGAATGCGTCAAGTCTCTTTCGATGAAGTTTGTAAGGATTTTAAGAGATAAGAAACAATGCCTTGGGCGGCTTAATGAACCCAAATTTTAAATTATGAGTAGAGGAAAACATTTTAGTGCAGAAGAGATTGAGTTCATCAAGGTTAACGCTTTGGTGATGACGACAACGGAGATTGCAAAGCAGCTCAATCGTAATTATTGGGCCATCCATCGAAAGATGAAGGAAATGGGTATCAGCAAGAGCCACGTGTTTACTGCTGACGAGGATTTCATCATTCGCAGAATGTATGGCAAGTACCCGGTAAAAGCCATTGCTACCAAGATTGGCGTGGACGAGAACGCTATTTACAACCGTTGCAAGAAGCTTAAGCTAACGAAAGGAGGTGCGCAATGATTGTCATAGTTACCGCTATGGATAAGGAATACGACCTTATCAGCGAATGGATTGCAAAGAATTGGCTTGACTACAAAAATGTTCAAAACATAGCTTTAATCAAGTCTGGTATTGGCAAGGTTAATGCGGCATCTTGTTTGACAGAATTTCTTTCGTCGAATACGTCCAGCAAAGTTACAAGAGTTATCTCGGTAGGATGTGCCGGTGCTGCCGTTGCGGGATTGAAACCTGGTAATGTCGTGATTGGCAATTCGTACTGCTACCACGATGTATATTGCGGCGAACCGAATGCCAACGGGCAAGTTCAAGGTATGCCGGCAGTCTTTCCTTCTGATTTCTCGTGGATTGATATGGATGAAAGATTCCGATTAGGAACCATAGCTACGGGAGATAAGTTTGTCACTACGAGAGAGCAGGTATTGGCGATTAAGGATTTTCTTCCTAATTCGTATAACGTATGTGCTATTGACATGGAGTCTGCTGCCCTCGCGCAGGTATGCTACAAGAAGGGTATTGGTTTTACGTCCATCCGAGTTATTAGCGATAATCCCCTGGAGCCGAACCAGACCGAGCAGTATACAGGTTTTTGGGATAGTCTTGCCGAAAAGGCATTTAGTGTTGTTTGTAAATTATTAGAGAATGATACCAAGTTTTAAAGTTGATCATACGAAACTGAAGCCAGGTCTTTATGTTTCGAGAGTAGATAAATGGGGCATGGAGACTGCTACCACATTCGATATTCGCGTGTGCAAGCCAAACAAAGATATGATGTCACCTGCTGTCGCGCACACAATAGAGCATTTGATGGCGGACTACCTACGCAATGATAGTCCTCTTAGCAATTCCGTTCTGTATTTTGGACCGATGGGTTGTCTTACAGGTTTCTATCTTATCCTTAAAGGTACGTGGACTTCAAAGCTCATAAAGGAAATGATAGTGGAAGCTTTTAAAGCGTGTTCGCTATCAAAGACGATTCCAGGTGCATCGGAAGTGGAATGCGGTAATTACAAGCTCAACGACTTAAAAGGAGCAAAAGAGCTATGTGATATGTTCTCAGTATATCTATCCACAGCTGGACCGGATAAGCTCAATTATCCAGATTAATATTTATATGTAACCATAAAGTATTTAATCATTAAGTATATTTCCTTGCAATATATTTGGTGATTAAATACTTTTTTTATAATTTTGCAGCATTACTTATTGCTATCGCTTCGTACTGGGATATTTCTTGAATTTTATTGTTCAATTAAATATTTAGTTAGAATGAAAAAAAGAACGAAGCAAGTTTTAGTTATTCTGAAACCCAAATCAAAGGCGTTGGGGTTCAGTAGAGAGGAGTTAGAGGGTATTGCTGCCGATGTTGCCAATAACTTAGAACTCGATGAAGAAGCCTCAGACGAGGATGTAAACGCAGAGATTGAAAAGCAGGTCAATGCGGTTCTTCCTTATCTTAAGATTGCGCAAAAGACTGCGCAGCGTACTATCCAGAGTTTTAAGGATAGTCAAGACTTGGATGACGACGAGGTCGATGACGATGATGATGACCCTGCCGGCAACAAGAAACCAATCCTCAAACAGAAGAGAGAGAAAGATGAGCAGGTCCCAGCATGGGCGCAGGCACTCATTACTCAGAACAAAGCCTTGCAGACCGAAATCCTCGGTTTGAAGTCAGAGCGTGAGAATGATGGCCGCCGTTCTAAGCTGAAGGCACTCCTTAAGGACAAAGGTACGTTCGGAAAGACTGTCTTGAAGAATTTCGACAAGATGAAGTTCGAGAACGAATCTGAGTTCGATGATTTCTACGATGGTGTTGTGGAGGACTTGGCAGCTATCGATCAAGAGCGTGCTAACGAAGGTCTCGGAAAGCTTGGTGCTCCTGCGGCTCAGAGAAAGCCTAAGAAGGATGAGGTTGAGGTTATCAAGGACAATGAGATTGATGAGCTTGCCGAAACAATGTAATCTTTAAATTTTAAAAGTTATGTATGGCGTAAGCAAGACAGAAACGTATGATTCAGGCAAGGAGTCTGTAATCATCAGAAATTACGTGAATGGCATCATGGGTGGTGTCGTTCTTGACTTGACAGGTTTCTCTGGAGAGTTCATCCAGTGCGGACACATTATCATTCGTGACACTACGTCTGGCGAGTACAAGCCAATGCCTGTAACAGGTGGGGCTTATGCTTCTTTGCCAGCGAGCCACGAGTATGTTGGCATCTGTATGACAACAGTTCCGGTAGATACCCCTCATGTAGGTGTTATGACGGCAGGTGAGGCTAATGATAAGGCTGTCCCTTATCCTGTCGATACGATCAAGGCAGCTTTGAAAACAGCCGTTCCTACTCTTCAGTGGGGACACGATGCAATCGGTTAAGGAGGTGATTTATGCAACAGAGTTCTTTATTTCTTAAGTATATCTTGAGTTTCTTCCCAATCCTGAAGACATTGATTGAGAAGATTAACGGTAAGCGCAAGAACGAGATGACGTATCTACACAAAGATACATCCATCCTCCGCCGCGTTTATTCTACCGACAACAAATGGGAAGCCGACACAGTTGATACCTCTTACGTAGCTGCTGACTACGTGGCAGTGGATTCTCCTGTTCCTTTGAAGTCTCGTGACAAGATTTCAACCGCCAACGGCAAACTGCCAAAAGTCGGTATGAAGAAATTCTTGAAGGAGTCAGATATCCTCGCTCTCAGACTCATGGAAGCACAGGGCGGTCAGACAGCAGAGATTCGCCGTAAGTTGGCGCAGGACCCGGTAGCTTGTAATGTCGGTGTTGATGAGCGTAATGAGTACGCCCTTCTGTATGGTCTTTCTAACGGCTACGTAGCTGTTCGTGACGACGATAATCCAAAGGAGTTGCTCCGTATCAAGTATCAGTACTTGCCAGAAAATCAGCTCGGCATCAACAACGTTGATAATGGTGTTACAGTTGCAGACTTGAAGGAATGTATCGAGCGAGCATCGAATGATGGCAACACCATCTTGATCTTCTGGATTGGTAAGGCTAAGTTTGACGAACTGAAGAAGGCACAAGACGCTCGCGAGCTTGTTGCCAACTATAAGGGTCAGACTTATGACTCCAACACAAAGCTGCCGGTTCCTACTGCCAGCGTATTCCAGGAGGCATTCTTGGACGAGACCGGTGTATCATTCCGCATCATCAACCGTACTGTCCGCTTGGAGCATGATGGTGCGAAGAAGAGCGTTAAGCCTTGGAACAACGATATGATTATCGGTGTCTGCTCACAGATGATTGGTGCCCTCGTTTACGGTCAGGTAGCAGAGGCAACCAACAGAGTGGCAGGTGTAACCTATCAGCAGATTGATTACAAGCTTATCTCTCAGTATTCAACAACTGATCCATTGCGTGAGACAACTGCGGTGCAGGCATACTGCTTGCCTGTCATCGAGGACGTTGATACAATCTATCAGATTAATACTAAGCTGGCTGACCCAGACGTTTCGGTTGATACCGAAAAGGAGAAAACAGATACAGAGGACGCTAAGGTAACAATCTCTGATGTGACCTACAAGAAGCCGGAGGCTATCACAACTCTCAACGCTCTTGGTGCCACCCTTTCTAGTGACGCCAGCGACAAGGAGGTTATTGATGCCTACAATGAGCTGCCTCCTACAAAGAAGAAGGAGTTCAAGGATAACGCAGCTAAAGCTGAGGAGTAATCATGAAGACGGTCGGACAAGCTTTGGTGGATGAGGTACACATCCCTATCCCCTATGGTTTCGTGGAAAACGCTTGCATAAAGCGTGACCTCGATATCGAATCAGAGTTCACTGGTGACGTTGCCAGAAGTGACGCCTACAAAGGAACGCTTGCCGACTGTCTGCTTTCTCTCATACAAGCCGTTAGCTTCTCCGAAGCGGACAAATCAATAGGTTCCCTCTCGGAAGACCAGCGAAAGGCTATATTAGTTCAAGTCAATCGTTTATATAACTCTATCGGCGAGGAGGAGGTTTCACTTGCTCCAAAGCCGACAGTTTACATTAATTGCTGATGAGTCTATTGAGTTTTCATGCCTCAAAGCTATACCGGCAGCAGAAGGTAGCTGGCTATACAGATGATGATGGAAATTATCACCAGGGCAAGACCGAGTGGAAGTTCTGCTGCACTTGTGATGTAGTTCCTGCTGGCGAGGCCAACAAGTTAGTTACATCTGACGGTTCTATTGATTACTACTCCTACGAAGTGCATAACTTGCCCGTAGGAATTGAAAAGTTCTCTTATGGGGATTTTATCAAGCTAGAAATTTTAGGGGCTGAGGATGTAATTATCAAGGTTAAGGGATTTCATCGTTATCAACTCCAGTGTAAGATATGGGCATAAGAATGACAACCAGCGCTTCCGCTCTTGACGCCTTCCTACAAAGAGCCGCAAGGAAGATACAGGAGAATGTGCTTAAGGCATTGAGCAAGCTAGGAGACGAATCTGTGGTTAGAATCCGTAACAGGTCTGCCAAGGAAAGCTGGATAGACCATACGGGCAACCTAAGAAGTTCTATTGGCTTCGCCGTGTACGAGCAGGGAAGTAAATATATGGAATCAGCCTTTTCGCAGGTTCTCAGTGGCACAGACGGCTCTGCAAAGGGCAAGAAGATGATCAATGACCTTGCCAAGGAATATTCCAGGGTTTATGCTTTGGTTGTCGTTGCCGGAATGGAATACGCAGGAGAGGTGGAAGCCTTGGAAAGCAAGGATGTCCTCGCATCAACGAAGATATGGGCCACATCCATTGTAGAGCAGCGTGTGAAGACAGCAATAGACTCAGCAGTTAATGAAATAAACAAGTGGAAGATATGAAATCAGACGGAGCAATTAAGACAGATGTTTACCGGTACATCAATGAAAGCGGTTTCATGAACAACGTCAATGGCAAGCTGTCAAAGACGATGAGACCGCATAATTCTCATAAGGAAGATGTCGTTATCTCCATCTTGGCTAATGAGGGAACGCAGCTTCAAACGGCGATTATAAATGTAAATATATATATACAAGACCAGGACGTAGATGGGCAGTTCGAGGAGAACACTATCAGAGTTGACGAAATCTGCAAACTGGCTTGGAATCTCTTGGAAACGTTCAGAACGAGCGAGTATGCAGCCCACGCTATTGAGCAGAGGGTATATGCAACAAGCACGGGAGAACATGTAATAAATAATCAAGTTGAATATAAACTCATAAACGATTAAATTATGTCAGTAACATCATGGGGCAAATGCACTATCTACGTTCAAGAGGTAGGTAGCAAAAAGAATGAGTGGACTAAGCTCCCAACTCCAAAGGATGGCACTACTACTGTTACTCCAACGAAAGGCGATACTATGACCCAGGTTGAGGAAGGTGGCGGAATTGTTGACCGCAAGACAAAGAAGTCTACCTACGAGGCTGCATATCAGCTCTTCATCAAGAAGAACCAGTCGCAGCCATTCAAGACCATCGACGGTACCGTAGAGGGTAACTTCCGTTTGGCTATCCAACCGGAAGACGCCGAGCTTCCTGGCGTTTACATGGGTAATACCACAATCGGTGCAGAAGAGGCCTATACAACTGAGAGCGGTGCTCTTATCACGTACACTCACTCAGCTCTCATTCCAGAGGGTGACGCAGTGGCTAAGACTGTCAACTCGAAGGGTGAGGACGTATATTGTGCTTACCGTTGGCGTGTCATTACTGCCACAAAGGGAACAGGTGAAAAGTATGCCTTGACTTTCAAAAAGCCGCAGGACGGTGAGACCCCTCCTGCAGAAATCACGGAAACCTACGCAGAGACATAGGCATATTCTAATATCCCTTCCGCCGACTGAGGGTTATCAGCCGGCAACCTACCCAAGTAGCTCAGGGGCAGAGCGAGACCAAATAGTCCGTCGCATGAAAATCCAGGGTCTTCAAAAGCTGGTTGAAAGTCGCAGGTTCGAGTCCTGCCTTGGGTGCCAACAATTTAAATTCGAGTGATATGGAAGAGTTAGGAATCATTATATCGAATACGCTCACAGATATGCCGATAGGCTTTGATACTGAGCACGCTCACGTTAACATCTACCCTACTACACTGGGCATGATGTACCTAACGTCGCAGTTAGTAGATAGCTTGGAGCTAGACAAAGAATTACTTCAAGCTGATCCATTCTTGGAAGCATTGCGAGTTGCAAACACCAAAAGGGAGACATGCTGCAGATTGATTGCATATCACTCACTCAACACAAAGAATGAAATACTAGACTCCAAATGCGTAAGCAGGCAGACGGAGTTAATCTTCAAAGAATGCTCCAACGAGGATATAGCTACTCTTCTCATCATCATCCTTAAGGCTAACTCATACCAGACAATAGCCAAAGAGACAGGAATGGAAGAAGAAGCGAAGCGTATGGCAAAAGTCAACGCAGCGAAGAAGTCGGAGAATAGCTTTATCTTCGGAGGAAAGACAATATGGGGAACACTCATAGACGCTGCTTGCGAAAGATACGGATGGACTTTCGATTACGTGGTATGGGGAATATCGTATAACAACCTGACTCTCATGCTCAAAGACAAGATTACTTCAATCTATCTGTCTGACGAGGAGAGGAAGAAAGCCCATATACCGGCAGCAGGGGAAGAGGTCATCGATGGCAACAACAAGGAGGCGGTCATGAAGGCGGTGATAGAGTCCGAGACCGAGATTTAACCGAAGTCTTCCTGCGCACGCACGTAAAGTTCCCATATCGGACACTCATATTTGGTGTTTCCCCGGCGATTCTTTATAACAGAGTATAAATTCAAGGAAAAATAGAACATTATGCCAAGCATTAAATTCGATACAATAGTCGAGACAGCCAAGGTCGTTTCCGGTTTTCGAGACATTCAGAACGCAGTTCATCAGACTGCTGAGAGGGTTGAGAAGGACGGAAAGTCTATTGACGATGTAATCTCGAATATACAGAACAGTATGAACATTGCCATTGGCGGTTGGAGCATTGGCAAGTTCGTCAATCAGATGATGCAGGTCCGCGGTCAGTTCCAGCAGACAGAAATGGCATTCAAGACGATGTTGCAGTCTGAGGAGAAAGCTGATGCTCTCATGAAGCAGTTGATCCGCACGGCAGCCGTCACACCTTTCGGGGTTGAAGACGTTACAGAGGGAGCCAAGCAGCTCCTTGCGTTCAACGTAGCGGCCGAGGATGTCAACAAGACGCTTATCGGATTGGGAGACGTTGCAGCAGGTATGGGTCTAAACCTTAAAGACCTCGTGATGCTTTACGGCACCACCATCGCCAAGGGCAAGATGGACACGATGGACTTGTACCAGTTCCTCAACCGAGGTATTCCTATCGCAGATGAGATAGCCAAGGTTATGGGTCTTGACGTTACCAATGCCATCAAGGAGGTACAGAAGCAAATCAAGGCAGGCAAGGTTACCAGCGACATCTTCATCCAGGCAATGCAGAGTATGACCGCCGAGGGTAGCAAGTTCGGTGGCTTGATGGAGGCTCAGTCCAAGACTATTACAGGTCAGATAAGCAACATTGAGGATGCCATCGAGCAGATGTTCAATGACCTCGGCAAATCCCAGGAGGGTGTTATCAATACCGGATTGGGAGTCGTTTCCACCCTCGTTGAGAATTGGGAGACGGTAGGCAAGGTGCTTATGACTGTCGTTGCAGCGTATGGAGCATACAAGGCTGCGGTGATAACAATGATAGCAATATCTAAGGCACAGGTAGCTTGGGAGAGTGCGAAAGCATTCTTGTCTTTAGCGAAGTCTATCACAACCGCCAAGGATGCCATGGCTCTGTTCAATTTGGTCTCTTCTTCAAATGTTCTCGGTCTGGTTCTTGGTGCAGTAGCAGCTGGAGTCACGATGTTCAATCTATTCGGCAATAGTGCTGAAGATGCCGCTACCAAGACTTCCAAGTTTACCGAGAGTGCAAATGAAGCATCAAGCAAGGTCGAGTCGCTAATCTCCATTCTGAAGACTGCAAAGGAAGGATCCAAGGTTTACAAGGACACCATCAAGGAGCTGTCAAACATCTATGACAACTACGGGATTGCTATTGACAAGATCAAGGAAGACGAGAGCAACCTTGTGGATGTTAAGCAGCAGGAGATAGATAAATCTAAAGAACTCGTCGAGCAAATCAAGCTGGAGGCTACAGAGCGCAACAGAGCCAATGCAATCTCCAAGGCTAATGAAGACTACAATAACCGTGTTGATAGCGCTCAGCAAGCCCTTTTGGGTAAGTTGAAGGATTATGGAACCTCTAGCAGCGGTATAGCCGTCGGCATACAGAACATCGTATCTGACTCGGTTATTAAGCAGTTTGATGACCTAACACAGAAGATGGCTGGCTTGAATGAGCACTCCAAGGAGTATCAGACCTATCTAAAGCAATACAATCAGTTAGAGGCTTCTTTGGTATCAGAATCTGAAAAGCTAGCTAATGCTTTCGGTTTTACAGGAGACAAGACAAGTGATGCCAGGAAGGCATTGATTGGTTATCTCTATGAACTTCGAGCTGCAAAGAAGCTTCATAGTGAGGAGGCAGATAATATCAACCGGGCGGCAGATGCTACCGAGGATTTCGGAAACAAGGCCACATCTACCAAGAACAGGATAAATGCTTTGCAGAAGCAGCTCCAGGGTGCCGGCGAGGATGTACACGTTCTCTACAACCGTGTCAAGGAGTTCATGCAGAACTATTCCGAGAACAACATCAACTTCCACGTCAACTTCGATGCCAAGATACCATCGTGGATGCAGAATATGAATATTCCGGAACTGGGACGCTTAGGTAAGTACTTTTCCGCTTTGGCACGCGACCTTGCAAACAACAAGAAGTCTGGTGCGCTAGTCAATGGTAAATGGATGTCAACCAACGATATCGCCCAGCGAGGATGGGATTATACCAATGCTGCGAACACTAAGCAGACCAAGGCAGAAGACGATGCTAAGCAGAAGCGTCGCGAAAAGGAAGAGGCAGAAGCCAATGCCAAGAAGAACGCTTCCAAAGCAAAGAAAGCAGCCGCCGATGCCAAGAAGCTAGCAGAAGACCGGAAGAGAGCCCAGGAGGAACTGAATGAGGACTTGAAGCAGCTGCAGCAGGAAAATATCGACACTGATATATCTCAGATGCAGGAAGGCACGGAGAAGAAGCTTGCTGAAATCAAGAACGACTATGCCAAGCGCAAAGCAGAGATTGACAAGCAGGAAGCAGAGTTCAAGAAGAAAAACAAGGAAGCTGGCAAGAAAGTAACCCTTACCTCTGCTCAGTCCAATGCCCTCAATAAGGCAAGAGACCTCGCTACCCAAGAGTATAACAAGAAGCTTGATGAGGTCAACAGGGAAGCCCTTACCTCTATGCGCGACTACTTGAAGGAGTATGGTTCACTCTATCAGCAGAAGCAAGCCATTGCCGAGGAGTACGAAGAGAAGATTGCCAAGGCTCAGACGCAGGGCGAAAAGCTCTCTCTTCAGCAGCAGAGAAAGAAGGACCTCCAAACCATCGAGATAAATGCCATCAGACAGAACATCGATTGGGGAAGCGTCTTCGGAGACTTCGGTGCTATGTTCAAGGACCAACTGGAGCCTACCATTGAGAAGCTGCAAGAGCTCTCCAAGAGCACAACAGATGTTAATGAGCAGAAGACCATACAGGAACTTATCTCCAAGCTACAAGGCTCTGCCACCATCTGGAATAGTGACATCTTTAAGAAGGTTTCGGACGACATCAACTCCTATCAGTCAGCCATGCAGGGCTATATTGATGCACAGGAGCGAGAGATTGAAGCCACGAAAGCTGTCACCAAGGCGCAGGAAGACCTCGCCAAGGCTAAGAAGAGTGGTGACAAGACAAGTATCAGCAAGGCTGAAGCCAACCTCTCTAGAGCGCAGGGCGTACTTGCTACCGCATCTAACAACGTTTTGGAGTTCGGTTCATCAGTTCAGAAGGCATCATCAGACTTGCAGACATCTGCACAGAAGGCAGTTTCTCAGTTTCAGCAGCTTGAAAATGGCTTGCAGGGTCTTACATCGGGGTCGCTCAAAGGCATAGGAAACTCTATCCTAGGGCTTGACAAGCTTTTCGGTGGTTCTATGCAGAAGGACGTTGCTAACACGCTCGCAAAGGGCATCCAAGGGTTGCTCGGTAAAGATAGTGACGCAGCCAAATCTCTGACGAAAGCTTTAGGGGATAGCGGTATGGCAGGTGAAATAATCTCAGCAATACTCGGTATACTCGATATTCTGAAAGATGGCTTCGGAACACTCATCAGCAACCTCATGGACACGGTCTTTGGCGCAGTAACGGGCATCCTCGATGATGCTTTATCGGGTAACATCGTTATGAAGCCATTGAAGAGTATCGGGAACAACGTTTCTCATATCCTCAATACGCTTTCATTCGGTGGCTTTAATAGTCTGTTCGGTGGAGATGGAAATGCAAAGAAGGTCAATGATACCATCGAAAGACTGACGGACAGAAATACCCTCTTGCAGCAATCCATCGAGGATTTGACTGACGCAATGGAAAACTCCTTTGGCTCCAAGGCAACCTCATACTACGAGCAAGCCTATAAGAATCAGCAGGAGACCAATCAGAACTACCTCGACATCGCAAAGGCACAGGCAAGCTATCACGGTTCGCACCACTCATGGAACGCTTATTGGGGTGGCTTCGGTAGTGACGAGATGGATTGGATCAAGAAGAACGTCAAATCAGACTTCAATGGCGACCTCTTCTCCCTCAGTCCAGAGGAAATGAAGCTTCTCCGTGGCAACGTTGCCATCTGGGAGCATATCGAGAACACAGGAAAGGGTAACTATGGTGGGCGTCTGACGGAGAAGCTGAATGACTACATAGACCAAGCGGGCAAGCTGGATGAGTTATCAGACAAGCTGAAGGAAAGCCTTACGCAGATTTCCTTTGACAGCATGAAGGATAGCTTTGTGTCAGACCTTATGGATATGAGCAAGTCAGCGCAGGACTTTGCAGACGATTTCGCTGAAATGATGCAAAAGGCTCTTCTCTCCTACTCTATGGAAGACCTTATCAACGGAGACTTGAAGAAGCTCTATGATGATTGGGCAAAGGCTATCAAGGACAACGATGGCAAGCTTACAGAAACAGACATAGATGCATTCTACAAGCGTTACGATGATATAGTCCAGGAAGGCTTGAAGAGACGTGACGAGTGGGCAAAGGTAACAGGCTACACTGGTTCCTCATCCTCATCACAGACCGCAACAAGCGGAGGATGGGCATCTATGGGGCAAGATACCGCAGATGAGCTGAATGGTCGCTTCACCGCCCTGCAGATTGCAGGTGAGTCCATCGCTCAGAACATGACTACCACCATTTCACAGATGGAGAGCATCGTTACACTCGGAATCTCAACCAATGGCGCAGTATTGGAGATTAGAAATATGATGATTATGACAAACAGCTATCTCGAAGACATCGTGAAGTATTCAAAGCTCACCTATAATGACTTCGGAACAAAGCTGGATGACATGAACAGAAGATTAAAGGATATTTGACCTCTATAGGCTTTTCGCTTGTCTGCCCTTACAACTACACTCAACAATAGAAAAAGCGACTCACAGCGAAGCCTATGAGGTTATTTAATGATTAAATAGTTATGCTTAAAGGACAACTTTACATAAATGGTAATGATGCCTACCTTACGTGGGGCATCTTCCTAGACGAAACTGCCCTCAGTGCGCTCATGACCCCTGCACCAAACAAGGAGTTCATCAGCAACAAGTATCGCTCAAAGGACGGAAAGTCGGTTATCAAGCACAATCCTAGATTGGATGAGAGGGAGATAACGCTGCCGTTCAATATGACCGCCAAGGACTCAGATACGTTCTTGACGAACTATGCTAGGTTCTGCGAGGAGGTTCTTGCCAAGGGAGAGTTGGTTATCCGCACCCGATTCCAGCCTAATGTGTGGTATCGGTGCATCTATCTCTCCTGCACTCAGTTTAGTCAGTGCATTCGGGAAATGGCAAAGTTCAGCCTAAAGCTCAACGAGCCAGACCCTAGTGACAGAGGTGAAACAAGTAAATATACAAGCTAATGATTCAGATTAAGAGAAATAACAAGGTATTCTTCACATTAGAGGACTTCGGTGAGGGTTCTAAGCTGTCATATCAGCTTATGGACCACCACTACATCATCTTGAAGTTCACTACGGCTACTCCTGTCTATTTCGAGATTGGGGACTCCGTAGAGATTCCCGACTTCGGCTACTTTGAGCTTACATCATCATACTTCCCTAAGCACAATGATAGTGATGGCTACGACTACGAAATGCAGATGGATGCCTACTATATGTCTTGGAAGAATAAGATTTGCAAGTATCGCCCTCAGCACGGAGCCAACGAGACCTTCTTCAACCTCACCACAACTGTAGGTGTACACATGAACGTTATACTCGGCAACCTAAAGGCACTAGGTCTTACGTATAATGGCGAGGATTTCTCTGTTGACTACACTACGTACAACAACAAGGCTTTCGATGTTCAGAAGAGATTCTTGATAGAGTACGGCTCTATCAGCATTCTCGATGCTCTCAACGCCATCTGTTCTGAAGACGCACTCAACTGCGAGTGGTGGATAGATGGCTCTATTATATACCTTGGATATTGCGAAATGGAAGGGCAGACAACATTCGAACAGGATGTTAATGTTCTGTCTATGTCCTATTCGGAATCTAAGTCAACTTATATTACGAGACTGTACGCATTCGGCTCAGACAGAAATATTCCGAAGGGATATTTCACTGGTGCCGATGCGGACGTCACCACCGATGGTGTAGCTACCGATTACCTCATGCTCCCTAACAAGGAAGTAGATAGTGATGGTTTCTATGCCAAGGATGGCTACCTGGAGAATGTGAATGTCGTGAAGAACGACAAGCAGGCTATCGAAGGTGTCGTGATGTTCGAGGAAGAATACCCGAAGGTTGAATGCAGGGTGAGCAGAATCAAGACCTACGATAGCACTGTTGATAACGATGATGGAACTAAGACTACACAGACGTTTTGGCAGATTGGTTCAACGGACTCCTTCGCTGAAAGCTTTGAAGCTAGTTGGATAAAGAGCAACCTCACTCTAGGTATCAAGTTCACTAGCGGTGCCCTCATGGGTATGGAGTTCGATGTTAGTTTCAAGATTATCGACAAGGAGAACTTTTTCGAGATAGTGGCTAATGACACTTACGGAAGAACTCTTCCCGATAGTGTCATGTGTCCGAAGGAAGGTGATAGGTTCTTCCTGTTCAATTGGGACGCAACCAAGATTACAGATACGGACCTCATCCCTACTGCTCAATTATCTCTGTTCGATAGAGCGAAGCAGTACTATCAGAAGACCATGATCAGCAATTCAAACTTCACCTGCACGATGGATGGCGACAAGTTCTACAATGATGGAATATACGATTACCATCCTCTCGGTGAACAGGTAAAGCTGATTAATGATATGTTTGCGCAGGTGGCTGCGGATGGCAAGCACTACCGAAACTCTCGTATCATCGGAATGGAGATACCTTTGGATATCCCTTACGACCACCCTCAGTACACGGTTGGCGAAAAGGCAGCTACTAGCCGGTTGGGTAAGTTGGAAGACAAGGTTGATTCCATCAAGGTGAATGGAATGCAGATAGGCGGCACTGGAAGCGGTAATGGTGGAGGTGTCTATGTAATTGGCATGAACGATACCACTCCTGCATCCGATAGTAACGTTTATTCTGCTAGACGCTCTAGGATGGAGTTTATATCTAGGCTGCTGGATAACACCGCAAAAGGAACTATCACTTGGGAAAAGGTGCAGAAGTTCTTTAGTGGGTTGCATGTCGGTAACTCCAACAATGAGAACGGAGGCTCGTGGACTCCAGACGCAGAAGGTCGTTCGCACCTCATCACAGATTACTTGGAGGTAAGAATGAAGGCTATCTTCGAGGAGCTGGTCATCAATAAAACATCCACCATTGGCGGTAAGGAGATAATCTCTCCTGCTGGCGGTGTGGTGGCTCATAAGGTAGAAGAGGTTACTGTGACATATAATAATGTGTCACAGAAGGCTTATCGTTGCTATTTCTTAGCAGAGCAGGATGGTGATGAGGTAGATAACGACTTCGCGGTTAACGACCAAGTGCGCTCGGAATCATTCAATGTTCGCAAGGGCACTTATCACAAGGCTGGCAATCACTTCTATTGGCGATTGGTAATCGGTCGTGATGAAGACCCTGTAGAGCTGGAAGGAAAGAAGTATCATTATATCGACCTCTCTGATACCGATTGCGCTACGGCAAGCAACGTACCTGCTAAAGGTGATGTGCTCAACCAGTGCGGTAATAGAACCGATGTAGAACGTCAGAACTGCCTTATCTTCTCGGCGGTAGATACCTATTCGCCATCCATCAGCCTCTATCACGGCATCAACAGCTATTCCTTTGCCAATAGGGAGTACGTGGAATATGGTGTGAATAAGCAGAATAACAAGGCATTCTTCAACGTCTATGGTGATATGTATGTAGGTGATAGACCTACAAAGGAGAATGGCTATGAGGGCAGCTCTTATATCAGATATGATAGCAGCACTAAGCAAATGTCTGTTAAGGCTAAGATTTCCGCTAAATCCACTGTGGATGGCAAGGAATTGTCTCAGTATTTCAAGAAGATTGGCGAATTGCAGAATCAGGTGGATGGTGCTATCGAAACGTGGTTCTATGATGGTGTTCCTACCTTGGAGAATGCCCCAGCCATCAGTTGGAAGACCGATAAGGATAAAGAAATCCATCTTGGCGACCTTTACTACAACAACAAGACGGGCAAGGCATACCGCTTTGCCAAGGATAGCAACACCTATAAGTGGACTCTCATTACAGATACCGACATCGCCAAAGCCCTTTCCGATGCAAGAATGGCACAGGAGACCGCAAACGGGAAAATGAAGGTGTTCAGCGTTCAGCCTACGACACCTTATCAGGTTGGCGATATATGGGTTAATGCCACTTATCCTTCTGACGGCAGTACCTACAAGAATGAGGTATTGCGCTGTCAGACCAACAAAGCGGCAGGTTCTCAGTTCGCCATCGGTGATTGGATTAAAGCATCTAAATACACCGATGATACCGTTGCCAACGCAGCCAAAAAGGCAGCAGAAGATGCTCAGAAGGCGGCACAGACCGCACAGACGGACATTAAAAACCTCGGAAATACGGTCACTGATAATAAGAAGGAATTCGATAATTATGTTACCGATGGCTACCTAGAGCCTTCCGAGATTGCAGCAATGGCGCAGGATTCTAAGCGACTTGAAGATGATTTTGCGGCAGCACAGAAGTCGTACAATGAAGTGAAGAACGCAGAGGTACTGGCGAACACCAAGGAACTCACCGACCTCAACACCGCTTTTGCTACTCTCACGAGTGCCAAAACGGAACTCGTTACGTATCTCTCAGATATATCTAAAAGATACAATGAGACTGATACCAACGGCAAGGCTGCTATCGTCTCAGCCGTGGGAACGAAGTTTACCAACTTTCAGTCTGCATACAGCGCATTCTATGACAAACTTGGCTTGGCAAACGCCTATATCACTAGCAAGATATATGGTGACTTGCAGCAGAATATCACAGACCTCGCAGGTTACAAGTATCTCAAGGATGCGCTCGGTCAGACTACAGATATTGACGGTGGTCTTGTAATGACAACGCTCCTTGCGCTGAGAGACGGAGACGGAAACGTTCAGAGCGGTATCAACGGAGCAATAGACCCAAATAGAGGAAAGAAGAGTATCGCAACATGGTGGGGCGGTCAGATGGTGGATAAGGACTATAATAGCGGAAATCTTACCCCTGCAACCTCCCTCATCCGCTTCGATGGCTCTGGCTATCTTGCCAATGGTGCTATCTGGTGGGATGTGAGCGGAAAGGTTCACGCAGACCCGACATCGTTTATCATCAGCGAAAAGAATCTTGGCGCATACCTCATCTTCTTCGAGCCGACTTGGAAGGCAGGAAGTGCAGGAACGAGCGTTGCCGACCTTGTGTCTTTGAAGCCAAACGCACCATTCTCTAAACTTGGTGTATCGGGCGATGCTACCTTCGAGGGCGCAATCTCCTTCCATGGCATTAAGCTCACGTATGATTCCACAAACAAGGCTATCAAGATTGATGGTAATCTCTATGCCACAGGCGGTATCACGGCATACGGAGCAGGAGCATCTACCACGGGCGGTGGTGGCGGCTTGAACGGCAGTGTGAAGAGTTATTCAAATGCCTTGAAGCTTACTAGCGAATCGCTGTCTGAGATAGCTTCTGCCTACTCCATCAAGGCTCTTGATTCTCGTATCTCTAGCTTGGAAGGTGGTAGTGCTACTGCTATTTCTGTCAGCGGTAGCGGTAATGCGGTTACGTCTGTCACCAAGAATGGTACTACTATCAGCGTAGTTAAAGGTAGTACGTTCTTAACTAGTCATCAGTCACTTGATGGTTACGTTAATGCAATATCTGTAAGTGGAAGTGGGAATGCTATCACGTCTGTATCTAAAAGCGGAAAGGGTATTACATTTACTAAAGGTGCTACATTTTTAACTTCTCACCAAAGTCTTGCTAACTATTATACCAAAAGTAGTGTAGATTCACTTCTTAGTGGTAAGTCGGCAACTAGTCATACACATAGTGTAATAATCAACGGTACTACTAAAATTATTGCAGCTAGTGGAGGTACAGCTGTTAATTTAGGTACTTATCTTACTAGTCATCAAAGTCTTGCGGATTATGCTAAGAAGACTGATATACCTACTTCTCTTAAATCTCCAAATTCATTATCTTGGAGTGGATATAATACAGGTTCTTATGATGGTTCTAGTCCTAAAAGTTTTGTTATACCTAGTAATACTAATCAGTTAACTAACGGAGCTGGTTTTATAACTTCTAGTGCTAGCATTAGTGGTAATGCTGCTACAGCAACCAAGGTGAACCATTCCCTCTTGGTCTTCGGCAAGTCATTCAATGGCTCTGCTGACGTGACCGTTGCGGACACGGACTTGATTGCTTCCATATCGACAGGCACATCAAATGTGACCGACAAGACGGAGATTCTTACCTCCTATGCTAGCGATAATGGATTCAATGACAGCAACGCCAAGAACAAAATACATAGGAGACCAGCGTCTGCAATATGGGGCTACATCAACAGCAAGACTATCTCCAATGCGGACAAGTTGGATAACGTCCACCTCAATGGCATATTCACCGCTCTTAGCAACACGAACAATGGTGTGAGCATGACAATCGGAACGGTAGCAAAATCGTTGGCGAACATGCAAGTGTATTCGGCGACGAAACTTGTCACTGCTCGCAATATATCTATAGCTGGAAGAGATTTTGTTGGAAATGTCAATTTTGATGGTACAGGAAATGTGTCTCTTAATGGAGCTATCAACTATTGTACTATCAATATTGGTAATACCGACCCTAATCCATTCAAGCGTATTGCTCATATCAAAGTTGCACACAGCTGGAACGATAACGCTCTTTTACTTTATATCAGCCAAGGATATCATGGTGGAAACTTCGGTTTGTGTAGAGTGGAATTTAGAACTAATGATATAGCAAATAGCGATACCGCAGGAGGTGGTGTTTCCCTACGTTGGTTAATACGCCAAGGGTATGCTACCGATAGCATTCAAGCAGGATATTACATACATCTGAAAAATGCCTATGTTGATGTGTTCCTCAAAACTACAGGTGCATATCAAGGAACTGTGATTCGTGTTATACAAGATTCACGTGGTAGCATAAATAATAGCTTCGGTTTGATTAATTCAACTTATAAAAAGGAGGCTTATACTAGTTTGTCTGCTGCCGCCACCGCTTTGTATAATGTTGCGTACCAAGGTACGGTTAGCGGTACAGATACTTGTACTGTAAGTCATGCTAATTCTGCTACTAAACTTCAAACTCCTAGAACTATTTGGGGTCAAAGTTTTGATGGTACTGGTAATGTTAATGGAACAATATACATAAATAATAGTGATTCTGAAAACGGAGCTATAATATTAAATAATAATGTAAATACTCATGCTCGTATATCAGCTATAAAAGACCAAGTAGTATTTAATACTGGTGCTGCTATTCGTTTTGGAGCAACCAACTGGGAGTCTAGTGATTGGGCTGGTCTTAAATATGATACTGTTGCTAATGCTATATATTTAGGTATAGCCGATGGAACTGTATTTAATTATTATTCTAATAAAAGAAGTAATGGTACACTGAAATTTCCAGGTATTACAACTATAACTCCTGATAGTGGAGCTAGAATTGGAGGTAGTGGTGGTGATTTATATTTAGGTAATGCTAATAATAGTAATTGGGTGAAAGTTCAAGATATATGTAGTCATAATGGTTCTAATTATTGGTATATATATCAAAGCGGTAATGCTCATTTTAGTAACATTAATGTTGTTGGTACTGCTACTATCGGTGGTGATTGTCTTGTTAAAGGTGGAGTTACAGCTTATCAATCTTCTGACATCCGCTTGAAGCAGGATTTGCGGAAGCTGGACTACTTCGGCATCATCAAGGCGATGGGTGGCACGTTCGGCTTTGCTTGGAAGAAGGACAACACAAGGTCTATCGGTTGGATTGCCCAGCACGTCTTGTGCAACCCTCACTTAAAGGACATCGTTGAGACGGACGAGAAGGGCTACTACAAGATTAACTACTGGTCTCCGAAGCTGATTGCAACGGCATTCGGTGCTATCGAGCAAGTGGGCGATGAGGTCAGCAGGTTGAAGGCTCGGGTGGTCTTCCTTGAATCAGAGGTTCAGCGATTGAGTGGAGATAAGGAAGACTGCAACAAGAAGAGATTAGATAACAAGAATATTAATTCATTAAATTAGATTAGAAAATGGAGAATTTAAAGATTAACAAGAAAAGTGAACAGATAGCTGCCACTTATACCAAGGGCGGCTATCGAGTAGAAATCACCTACAATGTTGACAAGACGGGTGGCAACATTGAGAGCATCAATATGAGTATCTATGGTGATGCAAATGGCAACTATCTCGGCAATGCCAACGCAAGCTACAACGGCAGCGAGCTGACCTACAACATCAGCGGTGTTCCTCAGAGCAAGCTCAGTGAGGTATCAGCATTGATTAAGGAGGTTAATTCCGCTATCGCCGCTAATATGGCAAGCGAGGCAGCAGAGTAAGTATCGTGAGTATTAACGCAGGGTGGCTCTTATAGAGCTGCCTTGCCTAGTGTTCAATGTAACAGTAGAGCGAGTTGTTACTAAAGAAGTTGTAACAGAATAAGGAACTGAAGTTGAATATTTAAAAAATAAAGATTATGTCTTACAATAGTGAAACTGGAATTATTAGTGCTCCTGTTAGCATTGATGATGTTAAACGAGCTCTTGGAGAGAGTAGCAATGATCTTGCTACTCTTTGTAAGAGTGAAAATATAAATATATGGAGTAAGTATAAACCTATTAGTTGTAAAGGTGAATTTAAAGAATATCCTATTAGAGAAGACTCTGAGGAAATAGTAACATCTTCATATAGTAAATATACTTGTGTTGTTCGTTGTGGTATGAATATACCTATGGATACTTATAAGAACTTACGTAATAATTATGGAGGAGAAGGTTTTGCAATTAAAGGTTGTTACAACTTTTATATGGACAATGTATATGGTGTAGTTGGCGCTACTCATGATAATACAAGTACAAGTGTATCAGGAAAACATTTTCCAAAAGGTGGTGCTAATTCTCCTTATAGATTAAGTGATTTTAGAAACTATAGTAGTAAAGCAACAAGCAATAAATTTCTGACTTCTCTTCCTCAATTTCAAACTGTTGAAGTTTATTATTCTTCAACTCCTAAACTTAATTGTGTTCTATATAAGAATACAAATGTGGATGATAATACAAATCTTACTATGGATGATATAATAACTGATTTATCTTTAGCTTGGTCTTTTTGGATTCAAATTTGTTATGATTCGCCATATAATACTACTGATAAGATTTATAAAAATTATTATGTTGGTAATTGCCAAAAACCAACAGATTTTGTATACGCTAGTAAAGAAATAACTTTTGATATAGGCAGTGGAGATAAGATTATTGATATTGTACCTTTTTTGGCATATACTCGTAATGCAACTTTATATGATGATACAAAAATAATTTTTATATCTCTTCCGGGTGCTATTAGTTTTAAATATTATCCTAGACAAATTTATATGGAAAGTATTAAAAGTGGTTCTAGTGGTTTTGTTGATTTCTCATCGTTGAGAGAATTAGTTGGTGCTACTTGTATTTGTAAAGCTAAAATATATAAACTTCCTGATGCTACATTTACAGTTAATGATGGTATATTTAGAAGTGTTTGCTCATATGGTAATAATAAGACAACATATGGAAGAGGTTATGTGTCTAATAGTTCTGGTCAAGGTGCAGGCTCTGTAACTATTCCCGAAGGTGATAGAACAGATTATATTGAAGTATATATAAGATTTGATAATATTTATGAAGGAGGATATTATGGACAAATGTGTCAATTATCTTTTGAAATTAATATAGATGGTGGATGGAAACAAGTTCCTCCAGGAGGTAGTTATATTATGTATTAAAACGTAGATGTTCTTAATATAATAAATGTGCTAGAAATGTATTTGTGGTTTACGTTCTCACCGAGAAAGCAGACACATTACGTCCTAGTGATTATCCAACATGGGGAAGTTAATTTTAAATTCGTGAATTTTGCTCCTCCTGCATTGCTATTCGGAATTATTTTCTTAACTTTGCACTGTTAACAGGAAAGGTATTCTGCTATGGCAATCTGGAGAAGAATATTGTATAACATAAAAATAAAGAAACAATTATGAAAAAGATTAAGACAATCGAGGCTGTTGCAGCCTACAGAACATTGAAGGCATTGAAGACATCATCAATGAGTGATGATGCCGCCATGCGAGTTTGGAAGAATATGAAGGCTCTGCGCCACGTAGCCGATACCTACGACAAGGATGTGGAGGAAGCACAGGAGAGCATGAAGGACGATAAGTTCGAGGAGATGCAGCGCAAGCTTCAGGAATGCCAGCAGTTGGAACAGAAGCACACCGATGATGGCTACGAATACACCAAGGAGGATTCAGCCAAATTTGCGGAGGTCAACCAGTACTTCTTCAATCAGAAGCAGAAGACCGAGAAGTACTTCTCAGACCTTGCCAATGCCGAGGTAGAGGTAGCCATCGAGGCAGTTGAAGAGAAAGAGCTTTTCAAGGCTGCTAAGGATTGCGGCTTGAAGTTCGCTGATATGGAGAGCCTTGAGGTTGTGATAGGATAAACACTAATAGCGTTAGAATTTGGTAAGGAAACCGTTCTAACGCTATTTTTGCAGCCATCTACTTTCAGATTGTTACTTTTTATAAAGTTTAACACAGAAATATTCTCATTTCCGATTGTTTTGTGCAAAAAAGTGTATCTTTGCAACATCATTTAATTTAAATCAACGCTTATGAATAAAGAAGACGAAGACAACCTATTAAAGTGGTTGAAAGACAAAGATGTCAGTGAGGTTATGGATTTGCTGATGAGACATGGTAATCGGTATAGTAGAAGGATTCTGAAATTTTTCAGATGGTTTTGTAAGTACGTTCCTATCACACTTATGTGCTTTCACGCATACGGCATTTATGAATTCTCTCAGCATCCTCGTGAAATGTTCATCCCTTATGCGGAGAATGCAACTTGCTATCTCTACATATATTTTATGGTGTACGTCCTGCCAATGGTTTTGATATTAGCAAGCCGATTTTTCTTCTTGTGTTGGAGATACCGCATTCCCTTCTTCTACTTTGCAAGCATCAATGCGGCTCACATTGTGGAATGGAGCTGGTATACCACCAAAGATATGGTAGATTCTTGTTTTACAGTCATGGTAGTAACGGCAATATTCTATCTGTACTCTTTTACTGATTTGTTTATCAGCAGGTCAAAGTTAGGACGTAAAATCTGTGCATAATGGGAAAGATATTGAATTATAAGATGCTCGGAACGGCTTTTAAGTCGCTGAGTGATGCTTGCTTTAAGGCTGACGAGCAGCAGCGAAATGGTGAGGTCATCACCGCTTGCGGAATGAGTGATGATGACCTAGATAGATTGTGTGACATCATCCCCGATATGCTTAACCCGATGATGAGCACCGAGGAAGTCAAGGAGAAACTGCATGTTTCTGATGCTACGTTGAACAGGATGGTCGCTAGGGGTGACATTCCGAACGGAGAATGCAAAAAGCGAGGGCACACCCGATATTTTAAGAAGTGGGATATACTGCACTTCATTAAGAGTAAGAGAAAATAATAGTTGAACATGTAAGTATTCCTTACAAGTTGAGTAAGAGAGGTAAGTGATTGCCTCTCTTTTTTATATGTTAGAATAAAGTTTTGCTCTTTTTCGTGAAATCTATTTGATGATTAAATATTTTGTTGTATATTTGCAGCGTTATTGTTTAATCATCAAATAGTTATAGTATGGCAGATAGAATTAAAGATATTGTTGTAGGCGTAGTTCTTGCACTCCTCGCCTATCTTAAACCGATTGAAGGCGAGTTGTCTTCGCTTATGATCGTCTTCACCCTCAACTTTATTTTCGGTTATCTTAGTGGCATGATTGCAAAAGGAGAGAACTTCGAGTTGAAGAAAGCAGTTGTGTGCATCGGTCACGCTACCGTGTTCTTCGTTCTTTGCGCAGCAGTATATGCAATCGGGCGATTCAAAGGACAGATGGAAGGCTCGGTCCAATGCGTTTCCTTTATCTCGTACCTAGTATTATGGTTCTACGGATGCAATATTCTTAAGAACTTGAAACAGATTTTCCGAAAGGGAACACCACCTTGGTATGTAGTGAGTTTCCTCTATTATCTCATGCGCTTCAAATTTATCGAGAAGATTCCATATTTGTCAGACTATCTAAATTACACGGAAAAGGAGGAAAAGATATGATGTTAGCGATTATTATGGTGGCAGCTATTATAGTAAGCATTATTGTATTTGGCTGCATTATTCAAAGAAATGATTATAGCGAGGAGGAGAAGTAAACATGGCTGATTCTAGTAAACTCGTTCCGTTTATCCTCAGTTGGGAAACGGACAAATACACAAATAACAAGAAAGATAAGGGCGGTCCAACAAAATACGGCATCACCCTTGCGACCTGGAGGAGAGTCGGGTATGATAAGAATGGTGATGGTGTCCTTAACGAGGAAGATGTAAAACGCCTTACTGAGGAAGACTTTCATCGAGTTTTCAAGCAGAACTATTGGAATGCTTGCAAGGCAGATAAAATACAGGATCAGAGCGTAGCCAATATGCTAGTAGACTTCGCTTATAATAGCGGAGTCAGCAAAGCGGTAAAACATCTGCAACTTGTATTAGGTATCACAGCAGATGGTATCATCGGTAATAAGACGCTGTATGCCATTAATAAATCCAATGGAGAAAGACTATTCGAAGCCTTCAAGAAGGATAGAAAAGCTTATCTAAAGAGAATTGCAGTCGGTGACCAGAAAGGTTTTCTTAAAGGGTGGCTTCGCAGACTTAGCTACATTACGTATTCTAATCTAAAATTGAATAAATGATGAAATGGTATGATATAAGATTTTGGAAATGGGCAACCATTACCCTAGTGGTAGGTCTTGCGCTTGTTTCTGTCTTAGGGTGCAGTACTCCTAGAGCAGTAACTACACAAACCTTCATCACAGACAAGCAGAGTGAAAAGAAATTCGATTCCCTCTTCACTACCCGATTGTCTTATGCCTTCGAGCAATGGCAACATATCCAAAAGCGAGAAACAGAAAAGGCTACAAAAGATAGCAGCTATGTAAAAGATAGCACAGCAACCCGATATGATGCGCAAGGGAATAAGATTGGTGAAGATCGTTTTCATTACGAGAGTCACTATTTATTTGAAAAGGAACGAAGAATGCTACTCGATACCATCAGTACATATAAAGCATACAAAGATAGCTTTATATATTACAGAGAAAGATGTGACTCATTATCAAAGATTGGTACCTCTCAGTTCTATAAGATTAACGCTCCTTCTATAAAAGAGAAATCTCTGTCAAGTATGCAGAAGATATTCTTAAAAACGGGGCAGATGTTTTGGTTCTGCTTTATACTCATAGTTATGTACTTATTATATATATCAAGGAAGAAAAAGAAATGTTCTTAGAAAAGTTGTTTAATTAAGGTTTTAAGATTTATTTTTGGATAACTAGGGCGACTACTCGTGATGAGCGGTCGCCCTTTTTGTTTGCAAAGTAAATTCTTCCGTTCTAAGAGGATAAAAATGAGTCTACCTACTATCACCATAAACCACTGATTTATAGCCACTAACAAAAACCATGATAGCCTTATAGCTTATTTCAAAACAATTTTCTAACTTTGCACACGTAACGTTACAAATAGTGTTAGTTAAATATTAAGGTTAAATTAAAAATTCGGGATATGGAAAGTAAAACTTACGTGTTCAATCCAGAGAGCGGCACAAGCGGCACAGGCTCTAATGGAATCTTGGCTATGCTTCCTGCACTCATGCAGAGACAGGGTGTTGACCCAGGTCTTATTGCACTCTTGAACAACCGTGGAAACGGAAATGGTTGGGGTGAAGACATCTTTGCAATCCTCCTCTTGTTCATCCTTATGGGCAATAATGGTATGGGGTTCTTCGGAGGTAATCGCTGCATGGGTTCTAACGGACAGGGCGGTGTTGTGCCAATGCTTAACAATGATGCCAATACAGCCGTTATCATGCAGGCTGTTCAGCGCAATGGTTTCGACGTTCAGAGCTTGGCTACAGCCCTCAACACATCAAGTGACGCAGTCATGGCTGCAATCAATGGCTTAGGTCATCAGATTTGCAACCTCGGCAATCAGATGGGCATGAATGCTAATCAGATTTTGACTGCTATCATGCAGGGTAACAATGCCATCGCTACTCAGTTGGCAGAATGCTGCTGCAAGACCAACAATGCCATAACTGCAATGGACGGCAACATCAAGTTGTCTATCTGTCAGCAGACACACGCCATCAATGATACGGCAAATGCCAACGCTTTGATGCTCCGTGACAAGGCAGATGCTAACAATCAGTCTGTCTTGGCTAAGTTGGATCAGATGCAGACACAGGCAATGCAGGATAAGCTCGATGCTTTGAGAGAGAAGAACAGTGCCCTGCTTGCTCAGATTTCCAACGAGCATCAGACACAGGCTTTGCAGGCTTATCAGGCACAGGTCATCACACCAGTAAATGCAGCTTTGGCTGCACTGCAGGCGGAGGTGGCTGGTATCAAGTGCAAGTTGCCTAATACCATCAGTGTTCAGTACCCTCAGTACGGAGTATTCAACAAGGACGTTTATACTGCTGCCGCCATGGGAGCTTATGCAGGTGATGTAGCGGCTTCTCGTTCAACTGTAGGATGCGGTTGTTAGGAAAGGAGGTAACTATGTTCCCTTTATATCCATTCAATCCATTTATTCCAATCGGTCAGAGAAACCAAATCAAACGTATTGATGTAGGAGGTATCTATGAACTGAAGACAAATGCTCAACAGGTCACAGATGCTAGTGTTGATTATGGTATCAATCCTTGCTACTACAATGCTTTGCCTTGCGAGTGCATTGTACTCTTGAAGATACATCAAGGAGTTGCCGCAGCAAGTGCAGCACTTCCTGTCACAATCGTAACTCCAAATAGTGGCTCTACCACTGTTAACGGAACTGCCAACACTAGCGGAACAGCTTCCGGTACAACAAAGGTGCCAGTTGTTGATCATGCGGGAAATGCAGTGACGGGAGCTAGCGTTTCTGAAACTACGGAGGCTTTGGCATACATCAATAAGAAGAGCGGTATTATCCGACTGCTTGGGTTTCAGCAGCCTACAGGCGGCTAACAGAGTATTAACTATGGGACAGACTGAAAAGTCTGCCCCTTTAAAAGAGAAAGAAAATGTTTCAAGGACTAAGACAGTCTTCTCTCTTCTACATCTTAGACAAGGGAGGAGAAAAGCCGACTCTAAGAATCGGTCAAGTAATATCGGTCAGCAATCCTCAGCAGAAATATCCTAGCTACGTGCCAGGACAGACTCCGACATTGGAGACGACCGTTGATGTTAAGGTACAAGTAGAAGACCAGCAGGTCAATTTCGAAAAGCTGCCATCTACCGCACAGATAGTGAACTTCGGCAATGAAGGTGTTGTTGTCAGTGACAGCAGAGAAGCTATGTGCGCAGAGATTGATGCTATGTTGCGACATTCAAAGGGAGTCGTGGAAAGTGTAGATTACCACAATGGAGTTATAAGCTCCTGCGAGGAAATGCTCACTAGAATCAACCCACAGATTGCTAAGGAAAAGCAGCAGGAAAAAGACATCAATAACCTCAAATCAGAGGTCAGCGGCATGAAGGGAACGCTATCCAATATTGAATCTATGCTGTCTAAGGCTTTGAGCGGTAACAATTTTAAAAAGTAATTGCTATGGGATATATGGTAGAAATTACGGAAAACAAGTTCGATGAGCTTGTTGACAACTGCGAGGAAATGGTTCGAGCAGGTGGCAAGGTTATGAAGTGCTTGGATAGTCTGAAGCGTGAGCGTATGGGTAATCGTATGCCAATGCCAGACTATCGTGACAAGTGGGACGATGAAGATTGGCGTGACGAAGACCGCTATGGAGAGCGACGCTACTATGGTCGCCGTGGCGGTGGACGTTACTAATGTTTAATTCGGTGGTGGGGATTTTTCCCTGCCACCCTTAAAAGAAAGAGCTATGGGAAAATGTAGAATGCCTTTGGATGCTTACGATATGAAGCCAGAAGGAATGATAGCATATCTGAGATATAATGGCTGGCACTTCAACAAGAAGGCTTGCGAATGGGCAGTCAGTCAGATGAGAAAATACAACCCAGTCACCAAAAAGGATGAGGAGGTTGACTATATGGATAAGGATAAGGTTGAATCCATCCTTACCAAGCAGGGAGTGACACTTGAAAATAATGTAGGCTATGATCATGTCTATGTGGCAAACATGGTTAAGGCTGATTTCTATAAGTCTTCCATCGAGGACGAAGCTCACATGGCTTTGTTCGTGAAAGATATGGTTGATGATACCGATCAGAAGGATGGCTTCATCTTTAACAGATTCTATGCCGATTGCAACCATAATGGCATCGGCATTCCATGGGATGATATTTTATGATAAGTCAAGAGATATATCTAGAAAAGTACGATTGGAAAGTTCTTGTGTTTTACGGTTTGGAATCATCAGATACCGATGAGGTATGCAACTCCCTTGTGCAGATAGGCTGCACAGAAAAGGCAGTCGAAAGCGCAAGGGAGCATTGCTTACGAGGAATACCGAACACAGGTCTAACCTACTCCAATCTTGCAGGTAGGAAGAGCGTGGTTGCTATTAGCAGGACCACATCAGAATATGAGTTCGTGAATACTGCCACACACGAAATGTTTCATGTTGTCACTCATATCTGCGAATCACTAGGTATTGACTTGAAAGACGAAGAGCCTTGCTATATGATGGGATGGCTCTGCCAGGCAGTTAGTAGGATATTCATTTAAAATTTAGAAATATGACGGACATTAAATTAATGGTGGATGCTGCAAGGCAGCTAAACCAAACTTGGAAAATGAGTAGTAATGATTTGGAGACAGGAAATATCCCAAACGATGTGTATAATGCTTTGTGCGAAGTGGATGAAGCCGTAACCAATCTGATTGACAAAGTCGGCGAAGCTACAAAAATCATTACATTAAGCAGTATCTACAAAAGCGTATAACTCTTTGATACTCAGTGAGTTAAATTTAGTATTTTTAACTAAAATAAAGTGTGGTATATTTGCATATATCACACTTTTTTTGTACCTTTGCATATAGAAAGAGTGGTTATTTTGACTAACCACAGATTATGTTGAACCAATTAAAATCTTAAAAAGATGAAAGAAATTAAGGAAATCAAAAAGAATTATGAAATGGGATTCATTTCATCACAAGAATTTCTTTGTGAATATGCAGGTGTCCTTTCTAAACTTGGAGCGCAGAGTGAACTGATTGATGCTATGAATACAGTATTAGCTCCGCTTGCTGATTTCATAGTGAAGGACATCTTGAATGCCAGCGATGACGAGAAGAAACAGATTAAGGACTTCTTTAATTTTAAGTAGATATGGGTACCATTCTTTTAATAAACGGATTAATTTTTCTATTTGTCGTAGCGATAGTAGATTTAGCAATGAAACATTAATAAAATAAGCCCTCGACAACACGGTCAAGTCACTTATATGAAAGCTATTAAAGTAGCATTATTCTTTGAAATGATGAAGAATATGATGATTCAGTACTCATGCGACGAGTTGCAGGGCACTACTTTCAGAAGTCATTTTGGTGCAGTTGGGTTAGGTGATGCACAGGAACGAAACGGTTTCTTCCTGGCAGCCTATATCACAGACAACTCAGTATCACAGGATATTTTTATGGATTGGGTAAGAATGTATCTTGATGACGCAGTTGTATATAAGTATGATTCTCCTTATCAAGAGAAGGATGTGTTAGATAAAGAATTAATGTACATAATTGAGATTAAAAATGAAGACTAGTAGCTTATATGTTACCCGCGATGATTCAATGTATGACACAAAGAGTGGGTTTGAGACTTACGAGGAGGCCAATGCCTATCGTGAGGAGTGTCAGAGAGGCTGGATCAATCATGCCGACTATGTTTTTCTTATAACAAGAGACTCTGCCGGGAATTTTGTCAAAGAGACAAACTTGACAAAAGCAACAAAGGAAGAGAGAATCAAGCTTCTTGAAGAAGCAGGCATTCCATTGAAATAATTTGTAACCAATTAAAATATTAAAGATTATGACAACAGCAACAAATTTGAGTAAGGCTGCCGAAGATATGGTAGCAGTTTCTTCTTCAGTTAATGAAGACAAGTTCTTTGATTTCGAGAAAGCCAAGACTCAGGCAATCACTCTCGAACAGTTGAGTCGCACACACCGTGAGGATGATGTTTACGGAAATCCGCTCCGTGGCATCTATCACTTTGACCTTTTCAATAAGGTCATTGATGAGTGTACAGAGCTCGGCTACAATGTGGAGGTTTATGATATGTTTGCAGCACAGAACAGAGACCGTCAGTCGCCTGGAGTGGTTCGCCTCCCACAAGTGGAAGCGGTCAAAGGTCAGCATGCGGTAGAGGCGCATATTCTCCGCCGAGTTTATGCCAATATTCGTATCACTGATTTTGATAATGATGAGACTACTACTAATGTGGCCGTAGCCTTCCATCAGAAAGGTATTCAGATTGGATTCGGTCCGAATGTGATGATTTGCCACAATCAGTGTATGCTCTCTCCAGAACTGTATATGTCCAGCTATTCCGAAAAGGGCAAGAAGGGTTCCGGTATGGAAGTGGCAGCAATGCTTGATACATTAAAGTCATGGCTGGTCGATGCCCGGCACATCATCGAGACTGATCGTGAGCGTATTGCCAAGATGAAGGAGACACGCATTACTGCAGAACAGATGTTCTTGCTCATTGGTTTGATGACTGCTACAAGAGTAAAGGCAGATACATCACGAAAGTCTATTCGTGAGAATATCACCTACCCTCTCAATCAGTCACAGATTACACTCTTCACAGAGGATATGCTGGAGGCCTATCACGATAAGGAGTTTGTAACTGCCTGGGATATGTATAATTCTGCTACCAACTTGTATAAGGCTAACAGAATGGATATCCCTGCCCTTTTGCCACAGAACAGGGCAATGGTGAACTTCATGAGAGACAATGGTCTGATTATTTAA